AAACACGACCACGTTATTTGCATTGGTAATCCCGCCCGTGACAGTAAAAACAGTCTGCCCAGCCGTAGCAGTAAACTCTTGCTCAGTAAGCGCAGAAGCCGTGGAACCGCCACCGCCGCCACTAATAACAGGCGGAGTATAACTAAACACACCAGACGTGTTGTCATAGCTTAAAGTGCCAGAGCCTGATGCGGCGTTTTGTGTGACAGACAGGTCAGTAAGAGCAATACCGCCAGAGGCTGCTTCCCATGTCATACCGCCAGTATTACCAGAGCGAGCGGTAAGCACGTAACCGTCTGTAGGAGTGTTGCTTACTTTAAGGTTTGCTTCATCTACAACATCATCTGCAATAACTGTTGCGCCATCGCCAGTAGACGTTACTTCACCAGTGTGGTTGGGGTGGGTGTAGCTAGTGGCAGTAGCCCAGCTAAGATTTCCAGATCCATCCGTTTGAAGAAACTCAGAGGAATTACCATCAGTGTCAGGAAGAGTAAGGGTGTAAGTTGCAGCAGCAGAATGTGGTGGCCCTTTAATAGTAATGCCGTGAGTGTTCTGCTCACAGTTAAGTACAAACTGCCCAGCGCCACGAGTAGAATTACCTTTTAGTACAACTTGCCCTGATCCACCAGGGTTAAAAATTACATCGTCATTAGTATTGGAAATAACTTCATAAGATGCTAGATTTAAGTTACCACCTAACTGAGGGTTAGGGTCATAACTAAGCTGACCATTAATTGCTATAGTTTTTGTAGAACCTGTCCCAGAGGCTACAACACCATTACCTGTAAAGTTTAATATTGAGGCATCCGTAGTTAAGCTGGTACCTTCGTCTTGAACAGTGAGAGATCCTGAACCTCCACTTGGAGTTTGCCAAGAAGCGCTTGTCCCATTTGATGTTAGGACTGTACCGTTAGCACCAAAAGAAGAAGGAATGGCAACACTACCACCTATTTCCAAGGCTCCAGAAGCTATATCAATATCGCCAGTGTCTACACTAAGGCCATTCTGAACCTCAACACCTGGAGCATTATTATTAATCCTTAATCTCTCAATACCTGAACTATAAAAGACCATATTGGCTTCAGAAAAAACTGCTGTTAACTCATAGGTGCCAGTACCATTATGGTCGCCTCGAATGTAAACACCCTTATTTTGCGCGTAATCAATGTAAGTTGTACTTGAGCTTTTCCAGTAATTATAAAAGCCATCATGATAAATTCTTAAATCATCGTTAGTACCTAATTTAATTTCTGCACTGTCTTCAAATGTTAAAGCATTTTCAGATCTATCGAAGGTAATATCACGACCCGCAGTTGAGCCATCAAAAATAACATCCCCTGTAAAAGTACCACCCGTTTTAGGCATGGCATTATTTGCAGTTGTAGTTGTTGAAGAAAGAACAGAATCACGGGATGCTATATCTACACCGTCTACCGTGCCACCTACTGTAATGTTGTTTCCTACTGAAATATTATTACTGGCATCCTCAAAAATTGCTTTAGATGCTGGAAGAGTAACAAATATGTCTTTAGTAGTAGAACCCCAATTCACAGCGGCATTAGAGTTAGAGCTTTCAATAATAGTGGTTCTGGCAAGAGTTGTCCCTGATGCCGTATAAGTACCAATACCTACCTCATAGTCTGTACCATCAGTACAGGCATAGTAAGTGGTATTACCATCACCTACAGCAGCAAATGACTGGAATCCAGCTTTAGCACCATCTAATGTATAAGAGCCAGATGTACCAGCAGCATTGCTAGTGGTTTCTTGTACGCGATCAGCGACAACTAATGCCATGAATCACCTATTACGCAAACTGAATGAAGCCGTTAGATTCATCAAAGTTTACGGTAAAGCTGTCTCCACTGTTTAGGGTAATAGAAGATCCATAATCATAGTATCCAACCAAAGGATCTGCAGGAGATGTAACAGTATCATCGTAGATAACAATATAACGGAATGGACCTACAGTACCTGATGCTGTCATAGTCTTGTCTTGCAACACTAGCTTATACGTTCCACTAGTTTGTGAGGATGAAGTTGTAGTTAGTGTATCACTGTCAAGGTTTGTAGGTGCTCCTGATGCCAGTGTCAAGTCTGCAAGTACACTGTCACTAGCAGTAGGTGCAGTATTACAAAGGGCAACCTTAAATGTGTCAGAACCTAAGTTTGCGCCTTCAACTGCAACCTCAACGAATGAGTCGAATTTATTAAAAGTTGCCATTATTTTACTCCTTATGCAATACGAATTATGGCGTTAGATGCGTCTGCTGTGGGAAACTCTATCGTAAAATCCCCGTTAATAGACTGCTTAGTACTCTGAAAAGATACTACAGCTATTGCCTTACCTGATTTAGATGAGTTGTAAATGATACACCCATCAGCAGAAACAGTTACAGATGACCATGTGGTATTGTCATAATCGACTGTAGCAGTAGAACCATCTAAAGTTATAGTTGCACCTCCTAGTGTATTACCACCAGAAAGATAATTAGAACCTACAACTTCGTCTGAATTATCTGTAACGTCTGAGTAGTTTGTTGTAGTTGCATCATATGTACCACTAGGGTTTGATTTTATTAATGCAACCTTGATGTCGTCAGAATCTAGATCATGTGTTGCACCTAGCAGTTCTGCTTTAAAGCTATTACATACTGCAGTAGTGATTGACATATCTAGAACCTTTTGTTAGATACAATGGGGCCACCGAAGCAGCCCCAAAGTTTTTTATTAAGCAACGTTGTAAATTGCTGATACCAATCCTTCTGGGCGAAGAATTTTTCTACCATAGAGATGCATACCGCGAACAATGTCAGCGAATGAATCTGGGTCACGATATGTCTCAACCTTTGAGATTTGCTGTGCAGATGCAACAGCAGAATCGTGTCCTGCAACGATAACACCATAGTTAGTAGACTGTGGCGCTGCAGTAGAGGCACCAGGACCACTACCTTTTGCAGGAAGGTTATTTGACATGTAAACACGGAAGCCATGCAGTGAGTTAAGAACAAGACCATTCATAAGTCCTGATCCACCCCAGTCAGCCTGAAGTACACGGCTGTCCTCGTCTTTCAGCATTTCCATGAATACTGGATCTACAACAATCCAACGACCACGAGTATCAACGTTCTGTACATCCATCAAACGTGCCATACGAGCTACGATTTGAAGTGGAGATACTGAAGAAGTTGACAGCCCTGTTGCGCCTGGCATACGTGGTGCTACAGGAATAGAGTCACCTGAAGCCTCACCAGTTACGCCTGTAAGCTGACCTGTAAAGTCAGTAGCGTCCATAGTGTGTGCCGCAAGAGTTTCTGCGCCTGAGTTGGTTCCTGAAGATGCTGCTGCTGTACCACTCGTAGTAGTAATCAGAGCACCTGCTGTTGTGTAACCAGACATGTAAGACAACAAGTCTGCGTCCATAGCGTCTGCCATTTTATAAGCAGCACGGTCGGAAGCGAGGCTCATGAAATCGTGATGTGCCTGTTGCTCTTCAATGTCATCAAGCTTGAACGCAAAGTAGTTAGCTTTGTCAATTGTAAGCTGGAAGTCGTTGTCTACGAGGTCTTGTGTTGAAATCGTAGTACCACGAAGAAGGGCATTTACAGTGATGTCAGGCTCTTTAAGGATTCTGACGGTATCACCTTGGTTTGCAATCTCCCCAAAGTATTCTGAGTTTGTGATTGCCTGTGCAACAGAAGCTTTACGGAAAGCAATCTGTGCTTGTTTTGAATAAATGACGCTAGAAAATACGCCATTGTCCAGGTTTGCATAACCTGAAGCTTTTCCAAATGCAGCCATGATATTTACTCCTTATAGATATGACTGTTAATTTTTCATATCCACAATAGAGGCCAACGCCCTGTGAGTAGCTTATAGTCCAATATGCCTACTGAAGTATAAGGGTCACATTCTTTTGGGTAGTCTTTAGTGGCTATTACATAATAAGTTATATCATATACTTCGATAATGTCAAGCATTATCTTGAAAGATCATAGATAAACTTACCAGATTTTTGAGCTTCTAAGATTTCTTCTGCACGTTTTTCGTACTCTTTTAAGCTCATCTTAGCTACTGCTGATTCAGTCAGATAGCTATTCGTTTCGTCTGCTTCTACTGCAGCACGTTTTCTTGACTTAATGGAAGATGCAGCAGCCTTATCTGACGATACTTTTGGCTTTACTGTTTCTATACCTTTTTCTAATTTATACCTATCTAGTACTACTGCTACCGATTTAGCATCTTCTGCATTATCATAAAGAGCATCTTGTATTACTTTAGGTTGTGTTTTAACCCAATCGTGAAAAGAATTATCCTTACGTATAGTTTCGAAGTCAGGATGCATAGCATACAATTCAGCTTCTGCTTTCTCTCGTTTGGCCTGTGTACGCATCTCTTCTATTTCTAGTAGCCTTGCATCTAGTGAGGCGGCTTTTTCATTAGCCTTACTTTCTGCAATAGCTTCAACAATACCTGCGACATCAGGATATTTCCTAGACCATGCTTCAATTTCTTCAGCAGACTTAGGCAGAACAAGTTCATTCTTTGCAGCCTTGTCCAGTTGTTTAGAAAGCTTTTCATATTTCTCTTCCCACTCTTTCTCTTTATCCTGTAGTAATTTACGAATATCACCATAACGTTTCTTGAAGGTTTTCTCTTCTGCTGTTAATCCTTCATCTGTTCCTGTATCACCTTCTTCAGACTCTTGGGATTCCACAACCCGTACTTCTTTTTGTTCCTCACTACCCTCATCCGAAACTTGGGGGTTCTCAGTACTTTCGCTATTGGGTTCTTGATCATCTTCTTCTTCATTTGTGTTACCCTTTAGCAAGGCTTGTAATTCTCTTTCTTCTTTTTCTAATAACTGCCTATTTCTTTCATGGGCATAACTATCTACATTAATTCTATCTTTTATTACTTTAACTTCAGGCATAGACATATTTTAGTTCCTTTCTTATATGGGGCCAGCTTTTGCCGGGTAGCCTTATTTCTTTTTACTTTTAGTCATCAGCCCACCTTTAGCATTTCCTGCTAATCTCTCTGATCTTTCATATTCAGACATATTGTCATACTGTTCTCTAGACACACCTGCAGACCTAGCTAAGTTATCCTTTTCTACATCATCTAGATTTCTGCCTATGTTAGCACTATTAAAGGTTCTTGTAAAGGCATTGTCTACAACTGTCCTAGCTGAACCGTCTGCATTTGCATACCTGTAAGTAGTATCAGTCTGTGCGGTAGGAACTGCTTCAACGGAGCTTGCTTTATTTTTTAGTGTACCTAAAGCCTCATCAGCCTCATCTATACTAGCGTATCGCCTTGCACCAGCCCTAGATTCTGACAAGCCAATACCCTGCACACCAACCTTTCTATCTTTATCAAAACCTAGTAAGTCACCAAGCCAAGTGTCGCCAAAGTCTATATCACCATCATTATCATTGTCCTTTAAACCCTCATAGGTACTTCTGTATCCACCAAAAAGTTTTTGTCCTGAGTCGGGCTTACCATCTTTAGGTTCTTTATCAACGTAGGAAAACTGAGATCTAGCTGTTTCAATTTGACTTCTTTGTTCCTCTGTAAGGTCAGGGTTCTTAAGTCTAGTACGTAACTCTTGATCTATATCTGCAATCTTAGCACCAGACCCTAGCCTAACTGCAAAGCCTAAGATTGGGTTTAAAGCCCCTGCTGCAATACCAACACTAGGGTTCCTTAACTT